CCTCCGTCTTTCGACGGATAGTGCCTAAGGCTTCTGCTATTGCACTTGCCGGGTTTCACATACGTGAGTTCTAAGAACTCAGCACATGTCCCGACAGGTACCTTCACAGAGACCTTGTTTACAGGGTCCCAGGCATACAATGTCTGGGTTGTTCGCGGACTCAATAGTGAGCCACTTACGCCCTGTATCTTGCTGGAATGAAGCGAAAGAAGACGTTTAAATTTCTTCTTCCGTTTTATGGAGTCGGCCCTCTTAGGCTTACCATGAACTTTCTCGGCGGAAACTACTTCACGTAGTACCGCTTTGATTTCATCTAAATAGCCCATTTGAATAAGTTGAAAGACTTTATTCATTTTGGCTAGGCTAGTTGCAGAGAGGCCGGTTATGCCAAACGCGGATATGAAATCCGCGCAAAGCTGACCGACCGTTAAACCGACCTGTTTATCATTAGTAGACATATGTCTCCTATTGTATAGACCTATCATTCCAACACGCACTACGCGCGGCGTATTGGCCCTATACGGGCCAATTGCTGTGCGATCAAAGCTGCAGAAATTGCAGCTTGATTTTTTCCGAAGTGCGGCGACCAACGAACCAAAGACTGGCTCGCGGTCACGGGGATTCGCTCGTAGTGACTAAAGTCACATGAGCCTAGAGATCTGTCAAACGTAGTATTTCCATTGCAGGCAGAAGCCCGCTTGAAGAATACATCGGTTGCCAGTTTATAGGTAAAGGACCTTGTAAAGCTGATGACTTGGTACGGTTCAGACTGTACCACTTTATCAAGAGCATCAAGAGATCCTTTCAAATCAACAAACCAGTCAAGCACGAAAGAGAATGGAATTTTCTCCCATGCCAGCCTAGCAGGTGATGTTGCAAACCGACTCATGAATAAGTCAGCCTTCTGAAAGAAGGTCGTCATAAACGGAGTCACATTAGGTTTGACCACAAGTACATACCGAACCTCAGGTTGCTGCACAACGCGGCCCTGAGTCATCCAGACCGACACCACATAACCATTAATGGTTGTAGGTGCTGTTTCTGAATTGTCATAACCGCAAGAGGCGATAGCAAAACTGCTAAAGCGCTTGCTGTCATTAGCGGCATGTCGTTTCACATCGTTAACCAACTTCGGCATATAGCGATGGATAGCCTCAAAGTCTGAAAGTAGGGGTGCAACCCCGAACTTCCAGGCCAAGAAACTACCCGACGCAGTTTTCATCAACGGTCTAACCTTGTTCCACAATGGAACCTGCTTAACAGAGATATGAGGCAGCAGTTTGCTGGCCTCACTCACTGAGCGAAGGGTCGTGTTTTGACGCACGATCTTCGCTAGGGCAGGTAACGTTAGGGCAAGCGACTTAATCGATGGCCATATTTGGTTACCTTCAACTATGTCGAGAAGCACATCAGCTTTTAGCTGGCGGGCTTTCTCCAAGACTGCAGCCTTTAGCTGCGCCTCGTTGAAGGACGATGTATTAATCGACCAGTGTCTAGGGACTGAAACGTCATTCGACGTATCAAACGTGGTGAAGTAATCCACTCCAGAGGACGCGAAGTTGTACCAATAAGGTCCAGCTCCAGGGTCCGCAGAGGAACCGGCTTTACCACCTAAAACGCCAGGCCAGATATAGTCATTTAAGTCAGCAAATCCAGATATTAATCTGAATCGCTTTCTATGGATGACCTTATGGGCATGACCTTTACCTAGACTATCCGTTATGCGCTCAGTCATTTGATCGAGCGCAACATTATGTGCCGGAAACGACACATAAGCGGCTGTATGGGCTGACCCGTCGCAAGGCGTAAACTCCTCTAAAGGAGTGGCGCCAGGCCACGAGTGCCAGTTTTTGGTCAATGTTCTTGTTCTAGTTCTCATCTGAGATAAAGACCCTACGA